TCCTGATTGCAGTCTGCTTGCAAACTCTTGCACACCCACAACGGCAGTTTCATCAAAGATTTTCTCATCTCGACGCTGACCTGCTTCTTCATAGTAAAACGACTCGCGTTGAGGAAGCGAATACTCATAGCATTCCTCAAACAACGGCACCCAGTTTTCTCGAAACGCCTTAGCTTTCTGGTACTTCTGGATATATTTCTTAGCAATCATTAGCGATCAAACCTACCTAAGAATCCAGCACCACCGGCTCTAAACAATGAACGGCGACCACGGCCTCCACGCATTCCACCTTTGCGCTGAACACTTGCTTCTAATGCATCGGAAATATCTTCACGTTTTTGTCTAGCGCGTTTTTCTGCTTCTTCACGCTTTGCAATGTCAGCTTCCACACGCTGCTCGGCAGCTTGCTTATTTGTTTCCTCTTGCTGCGCACCGCCACCACCAAAACACATAATCTATCTCCTTTTTCCCATTCGTATGCATAGAAGAAAGATTAATTCAATGCACAAAACTAAAGTCGCGCCCAAAGACTAGGCTTTCTACGCTGATTAGGGTTCTTTTTAAACACATCAAAGTCACGTTTAGCAACCACTGGCTGCGCTGGTTTCTGGCTATTCATCAAAGCACGACCCTCACCAGCACCTAAGAATAAATACTGAGCCGCATCGTGAACGTGCGAGAACATATTCTTATCGGGTTTGTCAGCGTATCTCTCCCCGCTAACCTCCATCCGCTTGTACTGATACCCACCCTCAAAACCTTTGATAAGCTGTGGGCATCTACGGTCAATTAAAAGTGCTGGCTTCCCTTCGATCATCTTCGTCAACTGGGAAGAGACAGCCTCGAGGCGAAGGTCAACAGAGTTGGAGGGCGCGGGAAACGCCCTCAAGCCAGCACCACGCAGAATGTGAAAGGGAGTAGATTCATCAGTCTGCGCTCTAAAGTCACCAGCGGGATCACCGTAAATAATCACCTCGCCAGCAGCAGAGAAGCGAGTCGCCAGTTCATTCCTAAGAACCTCGGCAAATCGCACAATGCCCATATCAATTGCTACAATCTCAGACTGAATCAACCATCTGCCTCGAACCTTCTGTCCCAAAACAGCAGCGGGGGTTAGACCAAAGTCAACACCGACATACACTGGAACACCCGCAGCAACAGGAATCTCTTCTTTAGCAATGTGAACTTCTGGAGCAAACATAGGATACACTGGTTTTCCGTCCTGAATATGACCAAGCCTATTCATTACATAGACATCGATCCAACTTTTTGTCTTACCGCGAATAAGATTCGGATAGTAAGACTTCATCATGTGCTTTTGATTTTCAGCCTCTTTGTTTGGCGTATAATCTTCCAGCTCACCATCTTGATTCTTAACTTCACTCATACCCGCAGGTTGTGTGAAGAACTGCCAGTTGTCAGGCTTAACCAGCATCTTAGCCTGTTCACGCGGAATATGGTCTGGAATCGGAACTTCCCCCGCCATAATAGGCCACCAGTGATCCTCTTCAGGCGCGTTTGTATCAGCAATAACGCCAGTCCAGCTAGGCCCACCATCCCTCATGCTAGGGAAACGACCAACACGCATAGTACATGCATCGATGATAGACTTCGGAATCTCCCTAGCCTCATTGATCCAGATGCCAGTTAGTTCGAGCGAAAGAAGTTTCTTAACATCTTCAGGTCTATCTAATGCTAAGAAGATAACTTCGAGGTCAATGTCGCCCTTCTTGATGTGATGGGTGTAGGGGACTGACCATGTGAACTTTCCCCAGTCTGTTTCTGGGAACCAGTCAAGCCATGTTTTAATAGTTGTAGTTCGTAACTGTGGGTTTGTGTTCCGTATAATAGCCCATCGAGACTTTCGGATTCCGTCTGGGCCTTTCTTTTGCTCCAACGCCCTACGAAAAACTTCGACACAACACCCAACACTCTTGCCACTCCCCACTGGCCCACGAATCCCACGAAAGAATGTTTTATCTTTCATAAATGCCTTCAGCACTTCACCATCAGGCTTGTACTTAAACGTGGTCATCGCAACCCTTTATCTACCAATACCTTCATAGATTTCTCTACAACCTCTGGCCCATACCACTCAATGATCTGGTCAACCATTGCATTCGTAACAAAAGAAGCACCATGCTTTTCATCGAAGTACTGAAAGTGAATCTTCTTCACTGCACTTCGAAGAGCCGCCAAGTCTTCCTGCTTCAATGTGTTTACAAAGCTCATTCTTCTATGATCGTACTCTTACGCGCCTTGCGCTTTTGCGCAGGAGTCTGTTTCTTTTCTTCAGTGTACTCTAAACGACGAGAATCTGAAGTGCGAGTCTTTCCACTGTATGTTGTCCCAGCAATCTCATGCGTAGGCCCATCATACAACTCACCATCATTTGCAAACTTCCACGGCATTTAAGCCTCCCTATATTGTTTTACTTTCCGAGCAATCGCTTTCGGTTGAGCCACAAACTGCTTACCCTTTGCCTTACCCTCTCGTTTAGCTCTGGTTGTAGCTGCATATTCAGCAGAACTAAGAGCAGCAATAGCCTTGCTAGCAAGGTAACGCTCACCAGTCTCACTAGACTTCTTTCCACTTTTAGTGCGCCACTTCTGCGCACCCCAGCGTCTTAGTGATTTCTGTGAAGGCTTCATTACATTTTCTTTTTCAAAAGTGACATACGACCACGCGCTGTTTCATCAGGTGACTTAATACTGCCGCCACCGCCGCCACGACCACGCATGGAAAGAGACCTAGCTTTTGTACGAGCCTTGCTTTGCTTCTCTTCTTTAGCAGCTTTGCGCTCTTCAATAATTTTGCTGCGCGCTTTTTTCTTTTCTTCGCGCTTAACAACTTCTTTTTTTGCTGCTTTTTTCTCGCTAGAATCACGAAGGAAACGGCGAAGGCTGTCTGCTTGCATGCTTATAGATTGAGAGCGAGTAACAATCTTATCAACGACCTTAGACTTTAATCTATCTTCATTTTTCAATGCAAGCTTTCTTAAGTCGTCTGCTTTTTTATCCATAGACCTTATAGTCTCAAACAATGAAGCCATTATCGGTATCCTCCACCTTTAGCTTTGTACTGCTTTGCTAACATCTGCGCCTTGCGAGCCGACCACTGCCCAGGCTTTCCACCCTTGCCGCCAGCCTTAATCCGTTTGAATAAAGATTTTCGCATAGAAGGCCTCGTATAATTACCAGCAGCATTTACCGTACTCATGGCTCTTGAGTCTCCTTGTCAGGCATGTCAGCCAACATCTGACCAACCTCCTTAAAACGCTTCATCATCTTCCTGCGTTCAGCATCCTTAAGCTTAGAAGCAACAGTGGACTTAGGTGTCTCTTGTTTGCGCACAGCATTCAACAAAGTCTTTTTAAATCCAGTAGCAGCAGGATCAACATCAATGTTCAGCTTCTCACTTAGAGCATCAAACTCTTTTTGCAACTTAGCTCGATCCATTCTTCTTCGCCTTCATAATCTTCTTCTTCAAAGCATCAGGCAATGTCTTCTGCTTGCCAGTCAACAAGGTCTTCTTAGGGCGACCAACCTTTGAACCATATGTTCCTTTACCTTGTGGCATTAGTCACCTCCATACAATAAACTTCTACGCTTCTGACTAACCCGAGTCGCCATAGAAACATCCTTCATTTCCTTAGAAGGACGCTCCACCTTCGCATCCTGCTTCAAAGAAGGAAGCGCTCCAAAGCTAGGCTTGATCTCCTGATAAAACTCATCAGAAGTCTTTGCACTAGAACCACCACCAAAACACATTATGCTGAACTCCTATTATTCCGCACATACCGACGAGCAGCTTCTACACTACCAAAGCCCCACTTCTTCAATGCCAAAGCTTTCCGAGTCGGACGACCCTTTTCATCCTTCATCGGCCCCTTCATTCCAGCAAACCGAGCCGCAAAAGAAACCTTGCGAGCTTTCTGACGATCAGTCTTCGGCTTGCCAGTAACAGGAGGCTTTAAGTTTGCGCCCTCAGTACGCTTAAAATAAGCACGACCCTCTGGATTTAAACCACCAGTGGCACTCTGATATTTAATTGCTACCATCACTTACCCCGCTTCAATCCACTCTTAGCAAGAACATTGCTCTTACCACGAGGAGGACTCTTCTCAGGTCTATCAGTTCCAAATC